ACCACGATACCATCGTGCAAGAACCGTTGTTCGTGAATCTCTCGTACCATTGAAGAATCAAAAGAGATGAGGTAGTCCCATCCATTGAAGTCCCTGTACAATGCGTTACACCCGAAGATGGGTGCCTTTCCTTTTAGTTCGTTTAGGTCTACTTTGGTTCGCGTGACGCCGTTACCGACGATGAACGCGACCTTTTGTTGTGAACTCATCTTCTAATTCATCCCAATCTTCTGATTCAACTACATCAATTAAGTGCGTCTTATAATTGTGACGCGACTCTTTCTTAAGAGGTCTTTTACGAATTTCTTCGTTCTCTTCGGTATACTGACGAAAAGACTTTTTAACTTTACCCATATTAGACTCTTATCCTCTTTAAAACCAATTCTTCGCTAAGTTGGGAAACGCTTCCGCGACCAACTTGCGAGTCAACCCCCGATATGGTAATTTACGATCCTTCATTCCAATCAGAACTTTACATTCATCAGGATGCAAAGACTCAAGTGTTTGGATGAACAACTCTTCTCTTCGTGGTTGTTTCAGATTCTTCTGAGTATCTGTCGGACCCTCAACAAAAAGATAGAACCTTTTCATTTCAGTCTGCAGGGTAACACCCGCATCTGAATTGTCTGACAGTTGTTTATAAGGAGGCGTTCCTTCAGGCAATAACCATTTTACATTAGGGTCATAGGTATACCCTAAAATCATTTTCATGACCGGTCCACTGTGTGCGCGGAGAATATCAATCTTTTCTTTTTTAGTTTTCGCCTTTCCGACTTTATCAAAAATCGAATGGAAGGTTTGTGTTGACATTAGAATTCACCAATATGTTCAGTTAATAATTTCAGTTTACTTTTAATAAAGTAATTCAAAAGTCCTTTACGATCCGGTACAACATAGTTGTCGTACTGTTCGAGTACTTGGTCACTAATCTCACTAGGCACCAAGTCAAGACTCACCAGTTGTTCGTTGCGTTTATAATTACGCAACATCTCTTCAGTACAGAAATCTTGTGGGTCTAACTCAACCCAGTTATTCATCTTCTTAGATGCAAGAGGTTTCTGTCTTTCTTTTGCGACAATGCAAGAGTCGTTGGAAAGGAAGTTGGGGATGCCATCTCCACGGTCTCCTTTCATAATGTGTTCCTTGAGGAAACGCACTGGGTCAGAGACCTTAATCCATTTCTTAGTCACTGGACTAAACTGGACCACATTCGAATACTTTTGCAATTGTCCAAAGTCTTTATCACCAGACAGAATCAATACTTTCTCTGTCTGTTCATTATTTAGTTTCACGCCGAAACGATGAGTCAAAGTTGCAATGACATCGTCTGCTTCTGCGTGAGGGACTTGAATAACCTTGTAAGGAAAGTTCTCTTTGATTTCATGTTTGATTTGATTCAAACACTTGAAGATTGCGGACCAGTCTAAGTCAGACTTTTCGCGGTCTTCTTTGCGGTGCGCTTTGTAGTATGGGAATACTTTTTTGCGCCAGTAGTCTTTGTCGTCACAACAGATGACGAGTTCACCATACTCTTTGAACTTCTGTCTATACAGACGAATGGAGTTCAACACCATATGGCGAACCATGTCTTCTTCGACGGATTTAGTCTTTTGTATTTGCATCATCAGGTTACTAATCATAACCTGATTCAGATCTAAAAGTATCATTGTCTTATCTCAATAATCTATCTACTCTATAAGTTTATGACAGATTACCTTGCGTGTCAACCCTTTTGTTTGTAAACTCTCAACAAACTTTCTAACATCGACTTCCACTCAATTGCGCGTAGGTCCCAATTGTAGAAGTTGTCAATGTAGTTCTTTGCGAACATTAGTTTGTTCTGGTTGTCTGCGTCCAAGTTTCTTTCGATTGACTGATGCAGAATATTCGCAAACACATTTGCATGGAAGTTCATATCTTCGTTCCACTGATATGTTGTCGCAAACCCTGCAGTTGTTTCGGGTAACGCAGCGTAGTTTGGACAGACAACCTCACACCCTGCAGACATCGCCTCGATTGCGGCAATACAAGAAGTTTCTTGCCAGATGGATGGGTATGCAAAGATGTGTGACTCCTGCAACGCGGTGCGGATAACATCGTTCGGTTGGAACCCGTGATATGTCATGTTTGGATGTTGTCTAACTTTCTCAAACAAATCTTTGTACGGTTCGTCCCTTTCAGGCCAACCGTATGCCTCGAATGAAGAGTAGACATCCAGATGAATCTTGTCCCCGTGAATCTTCGCGAGTTCTTCTATTACCGGTACCAGAATCGCGAGACCGCGATGTGGGGTAGTATGGTAGATAAGTCGGATTTGGTCTTTAGACTTCTCTTTATACTCAATCGGGTCAATCGCATTCTTCATGATAAAAGATTCTGCGTAAGGAACCCCGTGTGCAAGATTGTAAGTTTGGAATTGCCAGTTAGAGACGAATACCAGTTTTTGAAACTGTTCACGATAAGGTTCCTCAGAGAGTTTCTGCACCTCTGGGTCTGACCACAAATCGTGCAACCAAAGAATGTTTGGTTTTGACTCATCGATTTTGCGCACTCGTGACTTGATGATAAAGAACTCATCTAACAAGTCTTTATCAACGCGTTCATAGAGTTTCGCATTCATTAACTCTGTTCCGCCTTGCGCGGTAGAGTATGTTCCATCTTCTTGCATTGTTGAAGTCTTTGTTCTGACTTCACTATCATCAATCACATTTAAACTCATAAGTTTTCCGTTAGTCCACTATCACTGTCATATTTAAGTTTTCTCAAGGACCATGTCCCGTCTTCATTATTTATCCACTCTAATTGGTCACCTTCCTGAAGTTCTAAATGGTCAAGAATTTCTTGTGGAAGAGGGAGGATGACATCGTCGCCATCCTCCTCCAATCGAACTTCCCAGTGACCGTCTGACGATTTGTCGCTGTATACGACATCACTTGGTTTCTTACTCATTTATCCCTCTTGGTCTTCCATATAAGCATCAAGAGTTTTCTTGAACTTATTTGCGTGAGACCGTTCTGCCTTCGCGAGTGTTTCGAACCAGTCCGCAATCTCATCGTAACCTTCGTCACGCGCGGTCTTCGCCATGCCTGGATACATGTCGGTGTACTCGTGCGTTTCACCTGCGATTGCAGACTCAAGCGCCTCTTGTACTGTTTTTGCAGGAAGTCCTGTCTCTGGATCACCCGCACCACCTTCAATCAGATATTCCATATGACCGTGTGCGTGTCCAGTTTCACCTTCTGCGGTGTTGCGGAAAATATTTGCAACTTCTGGTGCGCCTTGGATGTCTGCTTCGTTTGCAAAGTAAAGATAACGACGGTTCGCCTTTGATTCTCCTGCAAATGCATCTTGTAATGCCTTTTCTGTTTTTGTGCCTTTTAGACTCATATATTATACCTCATTTTTAAGTTTAAGTTCCAAAGCAATAATTTTTGCTTCGAGTTTCGCCGCCTTGCTGGTTTTTTTATTTACTTCCGCCTTGAGTAATTTTAACCATGCCCTTTGCAGTTTTATCCGCAATTCTAATAATGATTTTGCCATTAGTCCCATAGACTCCTGTAGTATTTTCCAAACAGTCGTAGACCGTTCTCGATTCTTTTATTGTGTGCCTCTAAACCTTCACGATCTATCTCGAAGGTGTCGTTTGGACCTCTATCCATTCTGTGATAGTGTGCGTTTGTTTCATCAACTTCGTTACCGTTTTCGTCGATGGGAGTCCATTTGATGTCGTGGTTCCCACTGTAGAATTGTGCTTCATTGTCATTATCGGCAATCATCTGTTCAAATGCCCAGATCATTTCATCCATGACATAATCCCAACGCTTGAAAAAGTTTTTGTCTGTCGTGCCATCTTCTTTGTAGCGAGACACTTCCAACTGAGTTGGTTTGAGGAATAACGGAACATCACATGTCTCAACATTCGGAGAACCGTGTTTGTTTTCTTTAAGTTGCTTTAGCATCGGCACGATGAGTAGTGCCAGAGTATGATCCATGTTCCAAGTATCGTAGTTATGGATTACGATTTCTTGATCGCGTTCAAAGGTTTCATAATCATCATCGTCGTTCGCGAAACGACCCAATCTTACATACATACACTCTCCTAAATTGGTACCCCCGGCAGGACTCGAACCTGCAACCTACAGCTTAGAAGGCTGTTGCACTATCCAATTGTGCTACGAAGGTAAAGTTTTTAATCACTCTTCAATGACTGTACTGTTCTAGACACTTCAGTCTCACACTGACCATTGACACAAATATTCTTTTCGACTGTCTCAATAATCATGTGAGGTTCGGGGATTTCATACACCACCTTGGGTTCGACATCCTTACAGGTCATAGACCAGTTCATCTGTTTCCATTCATCCGAAACCTGTGTGATGAATACCCAAGACAGTATTAATAAAATCCAACCGAACATTATAGAGACTCTAGTGCTTCGTTCGCGATGACTTCATCACGAGGGTCATATGTGTTCACAACATTCCCGATGTCCCTATCAGTTGGGTCAATACTCAACTGCACATAGGTTCGGAAGTATCGTCCATCCTCAACAACTGTTCGATGTTCAATGCGATATTTAGACACATCAACATCCTTAAATCCAGACTTCGACACCTTTTGAATTTTGCGTGTGGTCTGTCCTTGTCCACC